TATTTAATCATATTTACTTTTTGTCTTTGAAATAATTCTCATCTAATACATATAGCCCACATTCACACACATCTTTTAATTTATAGTCTGTACATGGGCAATGCAAATCCTTACCTTCATAATCTTCTGAATCATGTGTGCATGGACATAAGCCATTACATTTCTCACATCTTTTCAAAATTGCATTTACTACCGTATCATTAGGATTAAGTTTCCAACCTTTTTTTCTATATATTTCTATCATTAATGTACTGTTTTATTTTTTTATAATAATCTTTTATATTTTTTTCTGTGGCATTATATTTTTTCTTCATTTTTCTCATTGATAAACTTTCAAAATCTCTTAAAAAAACAGTTTTATCAACATTATTAAAAATAACATCACATTTATCTTTTGTCAAATTTTCTTCTGTTAAATTAAAAACATTTCCATCAAGGTAATAAATTTTTTCATATTTATTACTTTTATTACTTTTGATAATAAAATCCTTTATTGGAAAAATAACACCATCTATGACTGTTGAAATTGAATTGCCATAAAAATGCCACGATTTATTTGACAATATATCATAATATTTACTATTTGTGAAAAACGTTTTACTAGCATTACCAAAATCGCTATATACTTTTATATATAATATATCGCCATTAACAGTAAATTCATTTTCTTTTAAATTTCTCGTAATATCATTTTCCCTAAAATTAGAATATACCCATTTTTTACAATTTTTCTTATAAATTGGAAGATGTTTGTATCCTCTATCTATAATATTTCTAAAACTTTTTTTACTTTTTGACTTTCTACCATATTTTTTTAAAACATTCATTTAGAGAATGATTAACATAATATTCTCTAATTTCTCTAACCTCTTCGTCTGTGTAAATTGAATTAATGTTATTTTCGCCTTTTCTTTTATCAGAATTATTATTCCTTTTATGCCATTCTTTATTTTCTTCGGTGTAAACTTCTGGCAATACGCTTTTCCATGTTGTTCCTTGCCATATTTTTTCAAATGCGCTAAAAGAAATTCTATTCTTATATGCCTCCCAAGCTTCTAACGTTGTGACATTTTTTAAATTATATTTTTTTCTAATATCTTTTACATCTTCCTCTGTCAATCTTGCTCGCGGATTACCATCCAACTGGTTTCTTTCGCCACCATAAGTGTTATTGTAACCAAAATCACTATTAGTTGAGTTGTATTCTTTTATATAATACCTTTCAAGTTCTCCTAATTTTTCAAAATCATCAGATTCATCTATTTGCTCAATCTTAAAATTATTAATGCCATATTTTCTTATAGAGGCATATAAGTGTTTAGATGACTGTTTAGAGTCTCTTATATGCCCCTTCCATCTTTGCTCTATTGAGGTCGTTGTTAAACCAATATATACTTTATTATTAACTAAGCATGTTATTTTATAAATGTAACCTTTCATATATATAAATATACAATAACAATAAAAAGCAATACACTTTAATCTAGCAAAACATTAATTATATACCCTCTCACTAGCTTCAATTTGCCTAGGTTCGCTAAAATCCTTTATTTTTTTAAGATACCCTATTATTCTAGTCAAATGTGAAATATTGGTACTGCCACAATGAGGACATTTATCTAACGTATGTTTACTAATATATCCACAATCTTCGCAACAAGTATTACGAACATTAAAAGTAAAATATGATGTTCCATTTTTAGCTGCGAATTTTAACAATTTTCTGTATTGCTCTTTACTTAGTGATTCTTGCAAATTCTGATGAAGTGCCATTCCTCCATCACACATTGATGAAAATTTTCTACCGTGCATAACAAATTTGTCTAGTATGCTCAAACTTTCGTCTTCAGGATTATAAAAATAAGAACTATACATTATGTGTTTTGGTGAAACATAATACCCATCTTTTTTATCCCAATTATAATGTTTATATGACACATTTTCACCCACTCTGTTACACTCCTTCTTGAAAAACCTTTTTTAGTTCTTCTAGCGGTGAAGGAAGATTTAAAACATAAAATAAATCACTGTTTGGTCCATATTCGCCACATAATTCTTTTTCTTTTTTTATTCTAGCTAAAACTGCTTCTTCATAAGTGTTATAAAACCCTAAGTTTAAACCCTTATAATTATGCATTAATCTAGCTGAATATCTTCCGTCTTTTTTTTGATTTACACCAACAATTTTTTTCTTTTTTCTAATATTAATCATGTTTTCTGAATGAGAACATATTCTTAAATTAGATTTTCTATTGTCTAATGAATCACCATTTATGTGGTCTATTACTCTTCTAATACTATATTCTTCATTGTAAAGCCCCATAACATATCTATGAGCTAATACTTTATGAAGATTTCCCTCAGATATTACAGCGTAATATTTTCCATTGTGATTGCAAATATATATTTTCTTGTCTTTTAGTTTTTCTGCGTCATCTAAATCAAATTTTACTTTTCCATTTGGATTGAAATTTTTATCATATGTTATACATTCTGCATAATCATCATTTTTAACCCACTCATTTCTATCAAAAATAGTTTTTTTAAAAATGTGACCATGATGGAACATTTGCATATAATGTTTTCTACAATATTCTTTTCCATCTTTCCAAGTTGCTCTTGCTTTTTCTCCACAAACGCAACAAACTGTTAATTTTTTTCTTTTATTCATATTTACTAATGTTTCTATTAATAAATATACAATTAACCAAGAAAAAACAAATATTTGCTAAATATTTTTTATTTTAAACGGAGGAATTTCTTCGAATTCCTCTCTCTATGTTGCCATAGAGTTCAGACTATCACATCATTACCTTTTTACTAGGTAACGCCTCTATATTTAGTCGTTCACGCTGCACAGAACATACAAACGTTCTTGCTTGCGCCTTGTTGTCCACTAGGGAGTTCCAAGTCAATTAAAAGAGGTTTAACGTGTCCAGTGTGTTTAGGCACGAATTCCGTATTATACATACAATCTCTAGTTCTATCTTTTTTGTTACAAATATTAATTGTCTCCAATATAACATTCACAAATTCTACATAATCATCATTTGGCGTAATTTCAAGACCAAAGAACTCCGCTGCATCAGTTAAACCATTTACTCCAACTGTCAAATATTGTTTCCTCATATCTATAAATCCAGCCGAATAAACAGTAAGCATGTTTGCTTGATAAAAATCTTTAACTATTGCATTAAATGATGAAAGATATTTGTGAACTCTTTCAGTTAACTGTGTTAAATGCTTTTTAATATAAGGAAACACATCGCTTTTATTTATACCATCTAAAAGTTTTTCACCTTTATTATAAGAAATACCATAATCCTCATAATATTCAAACGTTGCATCTTGTATCGCTCGATTCAAATCAATCGTCATGACACATTTTGAACCAGTTGCTACAGAAGCTGTACCCATTGAGAATTGATGTGTTGTATGATTGTATTCATCATCTAACTTATTGTCTTTTAATGAGTTGCGCAGTCTACAGCAACTTGAGAGACTATCTGGAGAATCACTCAGATAACAGAAGAATGAATGTCCTTCGGCCCACATTTCTGCAATAAAATCTGCATACTCCTTGTCAATAAAATCATCTTTACCATCAGTAAGCATTGCCATTGTCTCAACTGGGAAGGTCAATACATATTTTGTTCTTTCCTCATTAAACCACTTCATAAACTTCTTTTGAAGCCATGATAATGTTTCCCACTTTGGTGCGGTGCCATCAGGAAACCTAAAATCACCAAATACACCATCAAAATAAGGCTTATCAAAATAAGAACAATTCCAGAAGACCGTTTGATAGCCACGATTACCTGCTGGCATATTCATTGAGTGTACTACTTGTTGGAAGCAGTTTTCAATAACTTGTTCGAGCGTTCTTCCCTTTCTGTTCAATTCAACTTGTTTATCCAATATATCAAGGTAATTGTCACCATAATCCTTACGAATAAAATAGTCCATGTACATGAGGAACTCTGGTGTTGCCACTGCCCCCATGAACTGTGATGATACGGAATAAACTAAATTAATAAACTCCCCACAATAAGATTTGAGGTCAGTTGGGGCAGTTGATTGACCGCCAAGATTCTTTAACCCATCTATTAAGAATGGATACATAGTAATTGCTACGCAATATGGGTATCCAGGTGTTCCACTCTCGTCATGACGATATATGTTATGGTGCTCTAAATCATATATATACTGGTCTGCTAATTTTTTAGAATATAATGTTTTGATTTTATTATGCATTATATATCTATTTTGCTTAATATTATCACCTTTATGTATTTCTTGACCGAGAGTTACGATGTTTTTATTCGAAACGTTAGCATTTGAGTCATATTTAGAACCTGTGGCGGCATTAGATGCATTAATATAATTTTTAACAAAATCATCATTAGTCTTTAGACGTTTGTGCTCACCTTCTGTTTCTTCATACTTTTTAATGTATGCCCTTGCAACTTTCTTGTTTACTGACATTAAAGCCTCTTCAACTTGTCTTCTGATTTCTGAAGATGAAATTCTATCGTAAACCAAAAGGTTCTTTATAAGTGACTCAATTAATCCGTCAGGGCAGACTTCATTTACTGACGTATATGCTTCGCATATGCCGTGTTTCACCTTCGAAGGATTGTATTCTTCAAAGGACTTGTCGCTTTTTCGTACTTCCATTAAAGCAAAACTTTTTTAATTCATTATTTTATTCGGTTAACCATTTTTTTTTCATCAGATGTAAGGATAAATATGTCGAAAAAATAAAAATTTTTAGCAAAAATTGGCTACCAAATCATAAATGTTTGATAGCCAATTCAATCCTTAATAAAAAAAATTTAATTTTTTTTTTGTGTTTAAAAACCGCCAAAAAAACATTTTCACGCATATTTAACCCCCATTTTTTTGAATGTTTTTCATAATATCTTTTTGCAATTTCAGCGTGGCATCTCCTTGTTTTTTCTTTAAGTCAAATATGCTATCAACCTCATCAACCTCATCAGTACTTATCCTACACGTTCCATTATTAAATCCAACATTATTGAAAACCTTTCCACTTTTTCCAGACCTATTTTTTAGAATTGCTATTGTTGCCTTGTTATTAGCAATATCATCTACGGTTCTTGCTATTGACAATATAATATGGGCTATTTGTGCTTTCTTAACTGAGCCACCAATTTTATCCATTGTTACAAGTTCCAAGTTTATTGAATCTTTAGTGCCTTGAGATGGAATCCACATACCAATATTCAATTCGCCAACCATTGCCTCAAAGAATCTCATAGTTTTTCCTTCCTTTTCGAATTCATTTGTTGTATCCTTTGAAGATTCGTGTGCAAGACATTCAAAATAATCTACAATAACCAAATCAGGTTTAAACCCACTATTTGTCAATTTAATTATAAATCTTTTGATGTCTCTAGCAGTTTTCTCACCACTAGGAAACTTAACAATTCTCAAATTTTTTTGCAAAGTGCCATCTTCTTGGTACTTTTTAAGAGTCTCCTTGACATAATCAATATTCTCTTTTTTTGACAAATCCTTTGATTCTATATTAGTAAGTCTTCCAATATGCTTTCTTTGTATTTGCTTAATCCTATCCTCAAATACAATTTGTAAAACCTTGAAATTATTTAATGCTGCGTGAGATGCCATAGCAGTTGTCATACTACTTTTGCCAATCCCACTAGGTGCTATTATAACGCCTAATTCGCCTTTTCCGAGACCGCCCTCAAGAGTTTCATCAATCTTATCAATTCCAGTTGGTATAGTAACTCTATAATCATCTGATAAAGTCTCAGATAAATGGTCAAACACTCCCTCTCCAAAATCGTTATGAACTCCTTTTGACATTGCGTCATTTAACAAACCAACGCAAGCATCGTATTTTGATGTATCTCCATCACCAGCTATTTTAAGGATTTCGTGTGCGGTTTTAATTATGTTTTGCTGACGGAAAAATCTTTCAGCTAGCTCTCGTATACGATTTACTCCATCTGTGGGGGTATTCTTTATTTTATCGATAATGGCAAGATATGTTTCGCATTCTTTCACTGAATGTGAAATATTTCTAAGTTCAATTTCCATACTTTCATAAGATGGAACTCTGCCCTCTCTTTCGTAATAATTTTTCATCACCCCAACAAATGTCTTAAGATTTGGGTCAGTAAACATATTTTGGTCTAATATTACGCTCAAATCTTCGAAGAATGTTCGGTTTTCCATAAATTCATGGGCAAGCCTATATTGGAAAGGCTCACCCAAGTACCCTAAGTTATTTCTATTCTGAACCATCAGAACCTCCTATAACTATTTAAAATCAATAATACAATGTCTTCATATATTTATCAGTCTTTTTCTGGACTGCTTTTTCCCAATCTCTTTCAATCTTTTTGTTGGCTAAATACAAACTATAAGCATATCTCTTTGGCTTAATGACCTTATCACTTGACTTAATGGCTTTATCATCATTTCCATATTCATCAATAATGGTGTATTTTGAAAGATACTTATAGCTCTCCTTTGGGTCAAAACGTCCATTTGAAATGGCCTTAATCTCTTCTTTTGAAGGAGAGCAAGCTTCACAAATCTTCTTGGTTATTTGCAAAAGCACATCTTGCTTATCCATAATCATAGCTTTCAGCACTTCATGCTCAAAAATCAAATTATTTGCATTGTTTTTGAAGAAACTATCCTTGTCATACAAAGAGGTTGAGCCATCTTGCTTTATAATCTTTACATACTTATTGCTCAAATCAACCTTTTCTCTCACATATTTTGGATAAGCATAACCATCCCAAATCCTTGTTATCACATCACGTTTGTTGTCAGAAATAACCAACTTAAATGTGCAAACCCAAGGGTCAATCAATGGGGATACAAACTCTTCATTTTCATCTGGCCTCTCTGGATTAAAATAATACCACGAATAAACTCTACTTTTTGATTTCAAGTCTTCATCAATCATTTTTACAATGTCATCAACAGTTTCCTTGAACTCTAATGTGTTCATGCTGTTCTCAACGTAATTGTAAATTCTAAAATTTCTTTTACAAATAATGTTGTCGTTTACATAGACGGTAAACTCAAACCTCTCTTCTTTGTAATCTTTGATTTCTTTGTTTTCCATAAAAAAATTGTTAAAAATTAAACATATTGTTTTCTAAATCACAATGCAAAAATATATAAAAAAATGTTAAAAACCAAATTTTAAATTAACTTTTTTTTACGAATAAATTCTTCAAACCTTTTTTTCTCCATCATTATAATCCTAGAATATGAGGAAAACACATCGCCAAATTTATCTTCATCCAACAATTTATTCATTCCATTGGACTCTATAATATGGTATATATTCTTCATATCTCTATCATTAGTATCAATTGGAGCATATAAAACGTCAGATAATCCTTGCTCTGCCTCTTTCGTTAGCAAAGGTTCTGATAAATCTATTATCTTTTGATTAATCTCATATAAGTTATCCCCTTGACAACCATCAGTAACCCCATTAACAATGTTTTCAAGCGTTTTAAGAGGTTTTTTCTTGGCCTCCTTCCTCTCTATCAGCAACTCCTTAGAACGCTCGATGATGGCCTTTAAATCAAGTTTATCAGCCTTTATTTGAGGAAATAACTTAAGAAGAGTTTGTTCACCCAAACCCTTAACTCCTTTTATGTTGTCAGACACATCACCGCATAATATTTTTTCCAAAACAATATTCTTATGTGTGATACCTATTTTCTCTATAGAGTTATCCTTTGTAATAAATTCTTTTATTCTAGGGTTATATATTATAACAGTATCACTTATAAGTTGTGTTAAATCCTTATCAGACGAAACAATCACTACTTTTTCATTGTCTTTTTTGTTTTTTACATAATAACTGATTATATCATCGCCTTCTACATTTTCAAACTCATATTGTCTTATACAAAGTTCTTCAAGAATATTTTGTAAAATATACTTTTGCCTTTCAAAATTTTCATCATCGGACTCTTGATATTTAGCCGATTTTTCTCTTTTCTCCCTTGACTTTTCTAAAACAATCATTTGAGTTAGAATCAATTTCTTCTCATAATCACTTAAATCTGGGTCGTGCAATTCATATTTCTTTCCCCTATTGGCCTTATAATCCTTATACAATTTCCATCTCAACACGCCACTTCCAATTCCATCATATGCTGCAATACAATAATTGAAATCTTTTTTCTTCAATACGTCACCAATCATCCTTAATGCAGTCATCACCATACCATACTCTTTTCCATCAGAATTCATTTCGTGATTGACTAACGATATTTTCATTATGTTGTTCATATCGAGCAAAAGAGTATAAGAATAATCAACACTATTGCCATTTCTTTTTGTTACTTGTCTCATATTTAATAATTTTTACAAATATATATAAAAAATACTTAAAATACAAATTTATCAAATATTTATATCAAAAAACACATTATGAAACTAAATATAACAAATAATCAGTTTGGTTTATTGCTCAAAGAAAATCAATTTGGTGAAGAAGATAGGAAATTAACAAAAGGCCAAAAACAAACTATTTACGATGCTAGCCAAGAATTGGCTAGTGATGTGTACGGTGATAAGTTTGGGAAAGAAAATAAAAAATTAGGTGATTTTTACAACATACCAAATTATAAAGATGATGCTGATATAAAAGGTGGGTTGTTCTCTGTTGGAAATCAAAAACTAAGCCCAGATACACTTATAATCAATTTCACATCTGCTTTTGCTTGCCCATCTAGGGAACAATGTCCTATCAGCCAATGTGCTTGCTATGCAGTTGCTGGTGAAAACAGACTTAAAGGAACTAGAGCTAAAAACGTTAAAGTACATAGATTAGTTACATTGTGTAGAGCGCAAAAAAAATTACCACAATTCTTTAATATCGCGAAATTATACATTGATTTACTGAAAGATGATAAAAAACCAATCAAATGGGTTCGTTTTAATGAAGCTGGCGATTTTCCAAACCAAGAAACTGTTGATTTAACCACACAATTTGCAAAAGATGTAGAGGAAAAATATGGAGTTAAATGTATGGCATATACAGCAAACGGAAAATTAGACTTTAGTGAAGCATCAAAAGTTATGGCAATAAATGCATCAACAAATCAAGTCTTATCAACCATTGATGATTCATCACCTCACAGAAATTTCTTTGGAATAAAACATAATCACTTTGACTATGATTTTATAAGTGACAAATATGATGCTGAATATGAAGAATATAAAATTAAAAATAATTTAAAAAATAGTAAGAAAGCAGAAGAAACACCAGAAAATATAATAGAAAAACTACCAATAAACGGAACTACAGAGGATATAACAGTTCCAATTTTGCAATATGGAAAATGGGGAAATGCTGAAGATGAACAAGGATATTATTATGTCTGCCCTTGTAGCTTTTGGAAAGACAAAAAAGACCAAATCGAATATCCATACTGCGAAAAAATTCTTAACAAACCACCATATACTCTTAAGCATTTAAGACGAATATATCCAAAAATTAAAGATAAAAACGGCAAAATGATTGACCAACCAATCGTTAGACAACTAACAAAGCAACTCAATGCAATTAAATCACCTTGTGGTGTGTCTTGCGCTGTGTGCCACGATAGAAAAGGAGGAATTGACAAGGATACTTCAAAACACATAAAAGATTATGCAATATTGACAGCAATTCACGGTTCAACTAGCAAAAACTTTAACCCATTATATGCACATGCCAAAAGAATAGGTGATGATAGCGTTAAATATTCAGAAGAAAATCCAAAAGGGTTATGGACAAAACCAACTGCTAACAATAAAGACTAAGAAGCAAATCTCAGTCTTAAAAAACAAAAAAATCCTCACTTTTTGTGAGGATTTTATATCTTATCTCCAATACATTCCTAATGGCTTGTTTTTCAACACTTTCATCAATTGGTCGTTTAACTCAGCTTGATTCTTCATCAAATTCCAAGGCAGCATCCTCTCCAATCTTTCCTTTAACTCATTCAAAACAGTCTCCTTCTCAGACTTACCTTGCTCTAGCAACATGTTGTAGTCCATCTGCATCTCAGCCTCTGGTATCTTAACCGCACCACTATAAGTACCCCTTATAATACCAAGCAAAATCTTAGCTTCAGCAACTAATAAACGTCTGATAATCTGCTGAGTTGGGTTATTCATTAGCTCATATCTCATCTTGTCAAATGGAACTTCATCTGGTGTTATTATTACATCATCCTTGTTCTCCAATCTACAAAGGTCAGCATCATCAGAACCGCCAGAAACGTCATAGTACGTGTACCAACAAATGCATCCATTATATCTACGCCATCCCCAAGAGTCATCAGCAGCAAGACCTCCAACCATATTTGGTGAACCTGGTGTGGAAAGCAAATGAACAAGATGAGTTCCTTCTGGACCAGCCGTTACTTTATATGCTAAGTCCCCACGAAGCATAGAGTTCTTGTATTTCAAATCAGCAGCAAATAAGGCGGTATCGTATACATTTCCTACGTAGAAACCAGTTAACCCACCCATATAGCCAACATTGGCAAGTTGTGAAAACCCACCACCAATACCAGTATCTAGTGTGCCCCAGTTACCATAAAGTGCTGCTTTTGTCGTCGATGGTGTGATATACATTACTTTATTGATTTCACGTCCAGCTGGAATGACATACACTTGTTTTCCTTTTTCAATTCTAAAGAAATCTTTCTTGAGTTCATAAGACCCTCTTTGTTGAAGTCCGACCTCGCGACTAAACCAGTATGAATAGTCTCTTGACCAATCCATAGTTCTAACCGTCATAGCATAAGCCAATTCGCTTGCATTTTGGAATTGGATTACGTTTTTGTTCTGCATATTAAGCCATTGTGTCTCAATGACCCAATTTTGCACTTTCTCAGAATAGTCACCTATTGCAATGTCTAAAAGGTCACAAAGTTGCTCATCTTCTAATTGAACAGGTCGTATTGGTGCGCCCAAAGCTGTTCTAACAGTACGAAAAAGTGATTTTATGTCTTCAGTTAATACCATAGTATAGTTATTTATACTATAAATATTAAGTCATAAAAAAAAAGGTACTATTTAGGTAGTACCTTTTATATTATTTACTTAACCAAACAATAAACCAAGCTTCTTGTCATAAACTGCTGAATGAAGTAATAATGGAGACTCTTCATGTTTAGCAATTATAATCCAATTATTTATATTTAATTCATGTCCATTTCTCATTCCATATTTATATTTGTAAATATTTTCTGGTAATACCTCTTTAAAATAGTTAATATGAGTTTTAATGGCATCATACTTTATTTCACCATCATTTTCTATTTTATAAGACGGTATTTGTATATTTCCACTAATGCTGCCATCACTTTTCTTTGCTCTAACAAAAATATCCTCATTAACGCCTCTAAATCCAAGTCTAGATGATATTACTTTCGAATTTTTCTTTTTACTCGTTCTACGCGGTTTCATACTAGAATAAGATGCAGATGATTCAATAAACAAACACTTCCAATACTTTTTAAACAGCCCTCTATTTTTATCACAAAATTCTGAATACAAATTATAAAAATCTTCTTTAGTTAATAACCTACCATTATAACCCTTTAAAAAATTACACCAAGCATAATATATTTTGATTCCTTCTTCACATTCATAAAATGCTTCAATAAACTTATTCGTTGATTTATTATTTACAATAATACAGTTAAGTATCACTTCGGAATCATACTCATTAAATCTATTACCTCTACCTAACCTTTGTATTGTATTTTCTGGTGAAACAACCTCATCATTTATTTCTATTGCAGAAATATCACAACCAGTTCCAATAATAGAAGTGCCAAAAACTGTTTTTCTATCATTCAAATCGCTGTTTTTTGACCTATTTTCAAACACCTCATTTAATAGTCTTTCACTATCTTCTGACGTAAAATAAGCATGTAACAATATGGTGTTTTCATAGTTTCCATATTTATTACAAAATACTTGAGAATTTTTTACAGTATTGAAAATAGATATTGAATTATCATTTACATCAATTTTACTAATATCATCAATCTCTTTTACATTAATACGTATTTTCTTATCTTTATCATACACACCAAAATCTATAAATCTAACATTATCTCCCCAAAACATATTATGATATAATGGTGGTGTTGCTGATAGTAAAAGCGTTCTAGAATTAGTAACTCTAAATCTAGCACCGCACATTGATATAAAACTTGAAAACATTGGCTTTGAATTTGTATAATTTTGGAATTCATCAAACACAATATCACAAGTTAACGTATTTAATAATTGATGTGCAGCACCATTCTTAACGTTCATACCTAGAAAACTATCTATGACAGAAACAATAATGTCTGAATTTTCATCACCTTCTTTATAATCGCCACCAACTAAAAGGGCGATGGAAATATCATCTTGCCGATTAATAATAGCGACAATTTTATTTAATTCTCTAAAAGAGTTTTCTGCAATACTAATAGTCGGTGTTACCCAAAACAGCTTTCTATTACTTTGAGTCCACCATCTGAATCCAACAAACGTTTTTCCAAAACCAGTGCTAGCCTTCAAAATTACATTTTCGTAACTAGATATTTCGGTAACAAGTTTTTCTTGCTTTTCCAATCTTACTTTGTCAAAACTTTCAATGTTTCTAAAATCAATGCCATTTATAGCTTCTTTAATACTTGAACACCCATAGCTATCAATTATATTATCCATAAATTTAATATCGTTAGATACAAACTTATCAATGTCTTTGTAAAATTTAGATACCATTCTGTCTGAATAGATTAATATTGCTCTCATAAGCAAAGACATAATTAATCTATCCATACTATCTACATCTAAGTCTCTAATTTTTGGGTACATTGTAACATTTGAAACTGCTATTTCACTTGATTCATTTTCAATTAATCCAACATCAATTCCGTCCTCTTTTAAAATGGCAGCAAAGAAAAGAAACATTTCTTTTGCATTACCAATATCATTTTTAATCTTATAACATATATCATCTACTGATAAATCACCATCTACTTCTAATACATGGTGATATAAAATGGTTCTTTTTTCATCATCACTAAGATTAGTATACTTATTCAAAAATGCCCATGTCATAACATCATGAGTTAACTCTAGACTATCTGAATCATCACTATTTGTTGAATTAGTTAGGCTTTTTTGAAAAGCCTCTGCTACCTTTAACAAATCATGACAAATACAAACCTTGGCAATAGATTTTCTTAGTTTCTCGTTAGAATACTTAAGACTCCATAAAGCATCCTTCTTGATAATTCTATCAAAACACCTTAATCCAAAATTTTTGGTTGCTATTGAATGGTCGATAACTGTTGTCCCACCATTATTGAGACTCTTTGCTTTAAAAACACTTAAATCTTTCATATTTTATAATATATTTAATTATACTGCAAATGTACGAATAAAAATTAAATTATCAAAGTAATGTTCTAATTTTTAACACTTTTTATTACATTAAGTTTTAATACTAAAAACACTAGATAGAGGTGAAACCATCGGCAACCCTAAGTTGTCATTACATTAAGTTTTTATACTAAACACAGCTTATCCTAAGACCATAAACTTATTATAGGAGCATTTAACTCTCTTCTCCTTGCAGATGTTGTCATTACACTAAGTTTTAATATTAAAAAACCCCTATTTCCACTTCTTGATGGTATAGATATTGTCATTACTCCAAGTTTTAACACTAAAAACACATAAGTTATATTCCTTAAATCGATAAAATAATTGTCATTACATTAAGTTTTTATACTAAAAAACATTTTGACCCATTCTTCTTGATAAAAATAAAGTGTTTGTCATTACATTAAGTTTTAATACTAAAAACATTTTCTGTCGATTTGTAGAAACTCGATAATAATTGTCATTACATTAAGTTTTTATACTAAAAACACCTTAATAACGATGTTCTTTGCTGCATAACGGTTGTCATTACACTAAGTTTTTATACTAAAAACACCACGCACTGATATTGATAAAGTGTATATCTAGTTGTCATTACATTAGGTTTCCACACTAAAAACACCATATAAAACGGTGAATATAAAGCAGCGCAAATTGTCATTACACTAAGTTTTTATACTAAAAACACCTGTCTAACGGTGATGAAGATTCAAAATCACGTTGTCATTACACTAAGTTTTTATACTAAAAACACCACTACTATGGATTTGAGTTGCACTCATATGTTGTCATTACACTAAGTTTTTATACTAAAAACACCATTAAAATTCCGCTTGCAATCATTGCAATGTTGTCATTACACTAAGTTTTTATACTAAAAACACCTGCTCGCCTGGAACACACTCCTTAATATAGTTGTCATTACACTAAGTTTTTATACTAAAAACACCTCAGTCATTTCACGTATTTCAGTCTTACAGTTGTCATTACACTAAGTTTTTATACTAAAAACACCAGAAGCATAGTAACCTCTATTCTTGATGTCGTTGTCATTACACTAAGTTTTTATACTAAAAACACCTAATAACTCATAACAGTCTATATTATAAGTTATTAGGTGATAAATTACTCAGAAATTTTGGTAAATTCTTCTTTCCAATCAAATATTGGTGGTAATTTACCTATTCCTAAAATCTTAACAACTCCACCATCCATAATGGTTGGTATCCTTCCATACTGTCTAAGTTCTTCTATCAGATTTTCATTTTCAATCTCAACTATAATTCTGCCATTATAAGTTACCTTTTTACTTTTAATACCGTGTCTTTCTAAAATTGGGCATTTTGAGGAACAATCGCAGTTATGAGAAGTCGTTGTATTCTTAATGTTTCCATTAAACACTGCTTCATACCATCCTTGTGATGATATTATTTTTAATCTATCACCATATTCTTTCTTGAAAGATTTCATTTCATCACTATCCACATACTTTCTAACTTCAACTAGGAATTCTGGAAAAGAGTATTTCTTAATGACATCTTCACAGCCAAGCAACTTATTAAAAAAATCTTTTACAATCTCAAATAAAAGTTCATCACCGTTCTTTTTTCTCTCATTCGATTTAACAAATGATGGATAATTAAACCATTTAGGTTTAAACTGTGCTTTAAAACTCTCCCACGTAAAATTACCTTGATATTTTTCACCACCAACAATTGTGGTAACTTTTCTATTTGAGTCAAAATTTGCCTTTTGGGACCAAAATGTGGTGGTTAAAAATCTTTTATCACCTTTCTTTGTTATGTAGAAATATTGATTATCATATTTAACATAACTATGATTTAATGCCAAGTCATAAATCTCTTCATTCCTTGTAAAGATACTTTTCCTCATACTAGGAACTGGAGGATACCCAAACAAATAATGAAGCATATTGCTAATATGATTAGCCTTTAGTGGATTATCCAAATCCACCTCATATGAGGTGGATTTGTAAAATGAACTTTCATCCCTTCTATAGTCTGTTGATTTACTGTTTGACTTGCTATCTACCATCAAATCAGCAGATTTAAATTCTAAATATAAATAATACATAACTAAATACCCTCTGCAATACTCAAATCATCTTCTTCTTTATTACTTTTTTTCGATTTTTTATTGGATTTTTCCAACTTTTGTACTTCATTCAATCTTACAATTTCTTGTGTGTTTTTTTCTTGAGCCTCTTTATATTCTTTAACATACGTTGGGTCTGCAACTTTATAAAAACAATCAATTTTGCTAAGATTCATATTTTCGATATCATCAATTGAACGTATATCAATCCATTCATTCTCATAATCCAAGCTAACTAAATCATCACATAACTGAATTTTAAGCGATGTTGTCTTCATACTGCCCATTCTACCATGAGCTTCAACACGAAGCATACTAATCAAAGTATTTTTAAGTATACGCTCAATAACTTCATTGTTAAGAAGTATTCCATATTCTGGATGAATACTTCTATTTGGCAAAAAATAATCTACTGTTGGATTTGATAAATCACCAAATTCTTGACTTAAATATTCTTTAAATTTACCACTTATTACCCAATCTGGAAGAACATACATCCTATCATTTCTTTCACTAGCTGATAAGAATTGAATTTCACACATATCTATGTTTCCCTCTGCTTCCCATACAGTCTTACCAAGAGTTTCCACATTGAACATAGATGTTGAAGCTCTTTTACTAGTTGTTGGGTCTACAACATTTGACGTTTGAACAGTAAACTGTGGTTTTGCGTCATTTACTAATGAAGCATCAGTAATGTTAAAACTACTTTTTTTGTGCAAGTTAATACCTTTTTTAAGAAGTAAAGTAGTTCCTCTACATAAAGTCTCCCACCTTGCAAGTTCATGCATTGTTATGTTTTCATTAATCATATCATATGGAGAAACTTGATTACCAAATATATAATACCTCAACTTATTTTTATCAATCTTAGGAACAGCCATTAATTTTTCACCGTCATTTTGATAATAATTCTTTTTCATGACAAGAGTATTATCATTAAACTTTCCATGACAACTATAAAGCTCGTTTAAGATGCCAAGCTGATTTTCAAGGGAATCATAATTTACACAGCCCTCTCCTTCAAAAATAATTTTAAATTTAATTGACCTCATATTTTTTATTTTAAATTAATTTAACAGAACCAAAGCCAAAACCAGTTGATGAACCTAATCCTAGCTCATATATAAGTTTTCTTGCTTCTTTATTTCCTTTAACAAGTAACATCACTTGTGAACATATATTTTTACACCCATTTATATTATAAAAACGTATTTTAGAATTTTCTGGATGAAATAATTCAAAATCCAAAGTATTAGCTATTCTTTCAGTTAAACCATTATGTATCAATTTTTTAATTGACTTTTCTCTTAAATGAGGAACAAATTCATCATCTTCAAATGTTATGAATTTATCTTTAGTTTGTAACCTTATTGGACTAGTTGTACGAATTATATCGTATTCAGAATGAACATTAAATTCAGATAACTCAAATTTTCTAAATTTTAAATTTGAAATGTATAACTCATTTCTATTATATGTAAGACTTAAAACTATTTTATCAATAAACTCATTATCACATGACGAAATAGTTAAAAACGCCCCATCAACAAAAATCACATTGCCATCTAGATATGTCCCATTCTGTAAACGTGAAACACTATATTTAGAAAACTTCCCATGATAAGGATTATTTTCTCCTAAAAGTTTATTCACAAATCCATTAACTTTTTTGTAAGAAATGTTAACGTCAAATTCATCTTTTCCATCAAAAAATATTTTTATAATCATATAATTTTAACACTAATTAACTATTTGTTACTTTTTCTTCTTTTTCTGTAAAATACTCCCTAAAATTATTTGTTCTATAATCAAACATTTCGTTTGTTAATATTACATCTTCTTTATTTTCTTCACCTTCCATATTAGCCATCATAAGCAACTCATCAATATCTTCATCTGTGACAAACTTTCTATCAAGCTTATCACAAATTTTCAGCATACACACACCCCCTCCGTATGAAAAACGGCCTTCAAATTTTGTTATTTCTAAATCATCATCCGTAGAATCTTCCTTATCTGAACGAAGAGACAAAGCACAAACCGAACTATCACTATCTTTATCTGTAATTATAAATGGGTAGTGTGATTCTTCATTATTAATGACTTCAAAGCCATTTTCTTTTAAATCCCTAATCTTTACTGGAATGTTTAAAATATAAGTAACGCTCATAACTTATGTTTTTTTTAATAAATTATTGTTTTTTAATATAAACATACTTTACTTTTTAATTTTTTTTGCAAATATATAAAAAATATATTAAAAAAACAAAAAAATGAGAGATTTTTTATCTCTCATTTCTTATTTATCCCCAAGTGTCTACCATTGCATTTGCAATTCCTTGGAATGTCTTAGACCTTAATCTTCGTCTAGCCTCATCATAATATTTCTTCTTTGCCAATTTTCCTTCCTTTGTGGATATATCTATATTATTGTCTACAACCCATTGGCTTGTCTCCTCTGCTGCTTGCTGCAATGCCTTATACATCCACTCAGAATACTTATACTTGCCGCCTTTAAGTTTAATATCTAGCCCACTAGGTTCTGTTTCAACTTTAGGCACTAATGGAGGGAGATTCTTAAGCCATAGGCAAGTAAGTTTTTTTGCCATATCGCCAAATTGCCAAGGTTGTATCCTTTGGTCTGGCTTTCTCCATCTTGTGCTCATAACACCCACTGGATTCTCTATCGCAACCTTATCAACATCAGCATTAGCGACTTTCATAAAGAATGCTGCACCATCTTCAAGATTTTTCATTCTTTCAGCATTTATTGACCCATCCTTATTATATAGCCATCTAGCCCCTGACACAGCAAGGTATGTGCAAGGTGGATGGGCAATCAATAAATTCCATTTGTCAACCTTTACTTTCTTTCCTCCTTGCGTAACTCCACCACGATTATTGATTATATCAAATATATCAGCCTTGAAATGCCATTCTGGATGTCCACCACTACAGTCTTGCAAATCACAACTATAAGCATTATGACCTTTTTTCCTAAACGCAAGACAAACCGCTTGACTTTCTTCACACCCTATAAGCACATTCATTGGCTTAATTTCAGACTCTAGAATAATGTTATACTTTTCTTCTGTAATGTGTATCTTTTTCATAACGGAAAAACAAAATATTATTATATATAAATATTTTAGCATTGCAAATATACGAAAAAAAAATGGATTAGCAAACAGCCAACCCAATTTTTTTGCCTTTATTACTACTTTTTTTTCCTCATCTCATTTATTGGTCTCAATATATCTTTAAATCCATCTATTTTACCTCCGACATACTCTTTACAATAAGAAATTCTTGTTAGTCTATTTCTATATTTTTTATTATCAGCAGATTTTGTGTCTCTACCTTTTCCATCAAAAACAGTTCCTCTCACATTAGGATTTCTACTCAATGCCTCGCCAAACTTTCTATGTGCTGTCTTTATATACAACTTATAATCGTGCTCATCATCCGATAATGATTTTACAATGCCACCAATAAAATTGAATATAATTGTACTAAGTCCCAATCCTTGATAATCTGGAAGTATTACAATTCTTGATATTGAACACCCATAAGGTATTCCCTTTCTAGGTGTATTTAGAATGGCTACAAATCCAATTGGAACTCCATTCCATTCGAACAACAAGCATTTACAAGACTTATTCATTTCAGCAGTTAAATAATGATAATTTTTAAATATTGACCAAACTGAAGGTTCAACCCTTCTTACAGTCAAATGTATTGGTGGACGTTCACCTTTTTTATGTGGGATATTCACGTATTTCATTTGTTTTTTAAATTAAACCAAGTGTAGTTTTTAACCCATCCATTAACTCTTGCTCTGTATGCAGCACCGCTTTCATTTCTTTTGAACTCATTAAAAGTTTTATATTTTTTAGCTTCTTCATAACACTTTTCATATGTCCAGTAACCATTTGGTTTATTTTTTTGTAAGAGCCATGTATAAGTTTCCAACCACTTATTTTTCTGAGAAATTCCATAAAGATATGGATAATCTTCGTGAAATTCTTTTTTAGTATTATATTTTTTTGCTATTTCAGTACATTTTTCATATGTCCAGTAATTATTTGCTTTTTGAGTGTTAAACCAAGTATAGTTTTTAATCCACCCATAGTACATAGATGCCTTATAGAATCTGTGATAAAGCATTCTATATTCTTTTACTGTTCTACATTTTTTGGCATTTTCTAGGCATTCATGCTCAGTAATTTCTCCTTTAATAATCCTTTCTTGTGGAAATTTCTTCAAACTAAGCCAGTGATATTCATTAATCCATTTATTTTTTACAGCACAATTATATGCACCTAAACTATTTTTTCTAAAACTTTTCATAGAGGTGTGTTTTTTAGCTTCTTCCAAACATTTTTCATAATCCCACTTACCCCTAGAAATACCACCTAAACCGCCACCAACTGCTTTATTTAATACGTTATAATCTTTTTTCTTGTAATATTCAATCCAATATTTTTCTCTTTGTTGCCCTTCTTTTAATGTTAGATTGTCTTCTAATATTTCCATTTTGGGAACTTCAAAACCATTTTCATGGGCATATTTAGCAACAGCATCTTTATCAGTACAAAAAATATGACACCAATCTCTTATTTTTTTTTGAATTGTTCTACCAATATAAACAGAATTTGTCTCTGCAAAATAGTACTTATAAACGCAGTCAACTTTTTCTTTGTTGATATTTATCCTCTTATCTTCTAGCCAAGTAAATTCATCTAACCACCCATTCTTTTTTGATGCAGAATATGCGCCTCTACACCCATTATCAAACTCCTTTCTTGACGAATATTTTTTAGATTCCTCAATACAGCGTTCCTTAGTCCAATAATTTCTCTCTTTTCGCCCAATTTCAGGAAACCATTCATCTATCCATCCATTTTTCCTAGATAGTAACGCTGCCCTTGTTTCTTTACTCCAAAATTCTTTTCTATCTTTACAGTTTAATGCTTTTTCTTTACAAACTTCATAATTTAATATTCTACCACTCATAATAAATAAACCTTTATTATAAATATCAGGTAATGTTATTTTATTTCTTTTTTTAAATTAAATTATTTTCCACACACTAGGCTCAACTCTTCTAACCGTTAAATGTATTTGTGGTCTTTCTCCTTTCTTATGATTTATCTTTACAATTTTCACTATCCTTAATGTCTTTTTTCCATTTATTATAGCATTCTTCACACTCCGTGTAAATCCAATTATTTTTAACTATTGGCTTATTGATGGCTTTACCGCATACTTCGCAAGTCTTATACGACTTTTCTTCAGCATCATTAATCATTTGTCTAAGCTCATCAGTATATTTTGACAAATATATTCTCAATCCACCGTATTTTTCTTTAACTTGGTGAATTTCAATTGGTTCGCTTTCATTTTTATCATTATATTCATTAACACGGTCTAAAATTGGTTGATAAAGAGATTTCCACCCTTCTCTGCATTCAATCCCATATAACTCATAAGGCCATTTTGGAATGAATTTTTCTGGATGTTCTCTCTTTTCAATCTCTATTTGTTTCTTATATTCCTCAACCATTTTGAGGAATTTTTCTCTTTTTTCTTGTTCCATATAATGCAAATATATTAATTTTTTTCTTGATTTCCAAAATTTTCTCTAAAATATTTAACAACAGTGTCTATTGCCTCACCCAATGCTGATGGAAGCACCATTGGAATATCTGCTCCTCTTCTCCATTTATTATGATGTTCAAGGAGATTAATTGCATCATTTATATCCATATCGTTCACTTAATTTATTAGCATTGCCTCACTCAAAGAATCAATTTCTCTTATTGATTGAAAAGCATTATAATCTTTATCGTCACTATATACCATTTTTTCTAATTCAACGTTTCCATCCTCGTCACGGTGTTCTAGATTGAATATATAATCTGGTTGCAACCATTCTATAATATCGAAATGGCAACTAGCTATAATTAATTTCAAGTTCTTTTGTCTTACATATCTTTGTAAGGCAAAACTCATCGATTTTGCTGCTGCTCTATTAACAACACTTGTATATTCGTCAATTAATACAACTCCCCCATCGGCATCATATATTACCTTTGCTATATCAAGTCTTGCTCTCTCTCCATTTGATAATTGACTTGGCTTTCTTAACCAAGATGGTACTGAGCTTAACCCTATGCTGCACAACAAATCACAAGCATCTTCTTCACTAAGTTTTGGGAATTGACTTATAACAGCTTTATCATAATCATATTCTATTGTCTTAATATCTCCAAATACATTCTTTAAAATTGTTGATTTTCCGCTTCCACTTTTTCCGCATATTAATAATATATTCCAATTATCCTTATTCATTTCCTTTATGTCTTCTTCTGAAGGAATAGGAACTTCTGTCATCGTAAGTTCTTTATTTTGAATATCATAATTGTCATATAGATATTTTGTGAAATTATCATTTACGATTTTAGACTCTAATAATATTTTACTCATATTTTTTATTTGAATTGTTAATTTTTGCAAAGATATAAAAAAAAAGTTAAAAAAACAAAATAAGTGAAAGGTTTTTTATTTCCTTTCACTCATTTTGATTTCATTCAGTTGTATTTTCTTCCGTGAATTCAACCTCATCTTCATTAACTTTTACGCCGCCTTCTTCAAGTCTACTTAATATCTCTTTCATATATGTTTTCTTATAGTCATCAAGTTTATCTGGATTTATCAATCCATTATGTACGCATGACATTTCACCCTCATATGTTATATTCCAAGGAGTAGGCAATTGATTTTTTGTGGTTCTAATCTTGGTTGTTATACCATAATTATATGTCTCACCTTTTGCAGTTGCTGTAAGTTTCTTGATTGAAGCCTTTCCAATACCACCAAGATGAATAATCAATCTTGCGCCAAAGAACATTGTTTTACCTCCCTTAAGTTCAATTGACGGAACTCCACCCATTGAATTCATAGCATCATTCCATATCTTATTAACGCAAAAGAATGTGTTTGTGTACTTTTCGCTTACTTTCTTTGATGATGGAATTCTATTATTAATGATTTCACTAAATGCTTGAGAAATTGCACCAGCATCAAACTGATTATTACCAACCTTGCTATTAACTGACCTTAACGATGTAATAGAGCCAATTGAATCCCAAATAAAGCATATCGGTTGTTGTATTTCTCCATTATCTTGCGCATCTAGAATATCATTAATTGAATATGCAATGTCTTCAAGAACAGCTTGTTTTCTATATTTTGTTAATACCTTTCCTCCATTTAAGTGGTCAATATTGCCATACATAGCTGCCAATATCTTGCTATCGAAATACATAAATTCGCCATCATAATTCACTATTCTATTCTCTGTGTGAGTTGTTATCTCTCCAGTTTCCATATCAACGTCTTCAACTTCAACATCTCCATATATAGGAGTTGCTTTCATTCCACAATCAATGGCATACTTGAAATCAAAATTATTCTCCGTTTCATATATCACTGGCAATATACCATTATTAATACAAGATGCTATTAAGCAATTCTTAATTGTTGATTTACCAGTATTAGACCATCCAGTTACCAATGTAAGGTATCCCATTGGGATTCCTGGCAATTTAATTGCGTCTGAAAACGCTTCTGGGAGCGGAATAAACTCCATAGGCTTATCTGCAACAGACTTAACAATGTCTTTTTCCGTTTTAACTGTTAAACCATATTTCTCTTTAAAACTAGCAATACTAGGTCTTTTAAATTCTTTTTTCTTAACTGGCTGCTTCATAACTATTTATTATTTTCAATCTTATTTTTCTTTTCATTTAATTTCTCTTTCCAACAAACTCTACAAATTGCTTTATATTTTTCATTTCCACCAATTTCAACTTGGTTTCCTTCCGTTATAATTTCGCCATCTTCATTAAGTCTTGCATTTATCAAAGTTTTCTTTTCTCCGCAAGAACACGATGATTTAACTTCCTCAATGTCATCTGCAATTTCAAATAATCGCTTTGAACCCTCAAAAAGCCTTGATTGAAAATCAGTTCTCAATCCAAAACACATAACATTTATCCCAAGGAAATCGACAACATCGGATAGTTGGTCAACTTGTTTTTCAGTTAAAAATTGACATTCATCTATCAACACCCATTTAAGCACTTCAAACTGCGTTGCCAATGCATTCCTATAAGCTTTCACCAACTTGTAAAGGTTTATCTCATTGTCAATCATAACACACTTTCGTTCAAGTCCAGCTCTTGTCTTAATAACCCCTTCACCATCCCTTGTGTCCAATGAAGGTTTAAGAACCATAATTTGAATACCATTTTCTTCTAGGTTATAAGCAGTGGAAATTAACTTAAGAGTTTTTCCACTGCTCATTGAGCCATGCAAGTAAAATAATTTTGCCATTTATTCAACTATTTGATTTAAAACGGTGAGTCTTCATCATCATTTTCTTCTTGTGCACCTCTACCATCAATTATTATTGAACTAGAATTAACAATTTTTGAATAATCTATTGTCTCTCTTGTTAATTCTTCCTCAAGTCTTTCTTTTTCAGCCTCTTCCTTGATTTTGTTCATTTCATCCCTATCAACATACTTATTCAATTCTTTGCTGAAAATTGGTACTCCACCCATTGCGATGATTGCCATATAATCATATGGCTTCACGGTATATACTTCATACCATTTCTTGTCATCTTCAATCCATTTCATTCCAAGTTCGAAATCGTCAGTCAATGGTGAAGGAAAACCATCATCCACAATTTGTATTGATGTCTTGTTGTCTGCTGTCTTCGTAAGCGTTATAATCAAATCAAGACCATTATTAAGGTCAAAAATACTATATTGATTACCTTTTCTAGCAGCAGCCTCTGAACGAATTTTTGCAAGATTCATAATCTTATCATAAACGCCATCTTTTTTCTTTGATGAATTAAACAACCAAAATTTAACACCATCTTCTTCATGTCCCCTTTCAATGCAACGAACAATCCACATTTCTTTAACCTTATTAAGGAACTCAATATCACCATATCTCTTTCTAGTTGGCTCGTCAATTGACTTTGACTTAAGTTCCCTAGCCTTTGCAGATGTTTCACAAAATGGACACTTTTCGCCCATAAGAACACCATCCTTCTTGTTGTGAGAAGGACACACAAAAGTCTTCCACCCACTAGGTGAAACCTCTTTGTTTACCTTTACGGTATGCATAAAAACTTTCTTGAATGGACTTCCACCGCCGCCTTGGGAAAATGGCAACAGTCTAATTGTAAGTGTCTTTGAACTTTCTTTGTCAGAAAGTCTAGCTTGTAGATAATTTTTCTCGTTAAACTGAGTTTTCTTAACAGTTGGAAAATTAGTTTTTTGTTCTTCTTCATACTGGTTTTTAACTTCTTCTGCGTCAATGTTGACACTAAAAATTTTCTCACTCATAATTAAAATAAAAATTAAAAAAAAAATTATTTAAATATGCACGATTTAACGTGCTTAAAATATAATGCAAATATATAAAAAAAATGTTAAAAAAACAAAAAAATAATAAAGAATTTTTAAAAAAAATAACATTGAAGTTGACACATTGACTTATGCCAACTCCAATATTATTATATGTTACAACTTAAACAACTTGTCAAGTGTTTGAATGTCATCATCATCAATTTTGAAGAATGTATTAGCAATGTCATCAGTTGGATTATCAACATCGTCATTGGTAATAACAAATTCTTGAGTTGTGGGCTTATCATTGTCTGAATAAGCCTCATAACCTCCTCGTTTTGCTTTCTCAGCCCAAAAATCAGTTGGCTTTATATTAAAAGGATATGAATCCAAAGAACGAAGATTAAGTTTCTCGGTTTGTGTTGGGTTTCTCTTTTCGAACTCAGCTTTTAATGCCTCAATCTCATCGTTGTTAATTTCAACTTTCTTTAAAAGTTTTCCAATTGTATCAATCAACGTGTTTATTCTATTGTCAACCTTTGACAAATCTCTACCAATGTGATTCTGCTTAATATTAAGCTTGTCTTGAGCCTTGGTAAGTCCATCAATGTCGATTGTATCACCATCATCTTCGCTAGATTCTTCATCAATATCAGTGTCTATAGGTTCTCCACCACCCATATCACCGCCCATAGGGTCTTCACCTCCCATACCATTTGGGTCTTGAGGCATTCCACCACCCATAGGGTCTTGTCCACCCATTGCGTTAGGGTCTCCACCACCAGCCATAGGGTCTTGTCCACCCATACCATTTGGGTCTTGAGGCATTCCACCACCCATAGGGTCTTGTCCACCCATTGCGTTAGGGTCTTCACCACCAGCCATAGGGTCTTGACCTCCCATACCATTTGGGTCTTGCTGGGAATCATCTTCCTCGTCTTCTGGAAGTTGTGTTGGTATATGTGGTATAGAAAGCTCACTTAGTCTCATAAAATGTTTATGAGCTTCGTAAAGGTTATTTTCTTTGAGATATTTTACGTTAGTCATTTATATTAATCATTCAAAAGTTCCTTATTATCTTCAGTTAATATTGTTTTTGAACTTTCAGTCCTCTCAATGAGTCCCTTGTCCTTCTTAACTCTTTTAACAGTAATAACGTCATTAAGAACGTTCTTTGCCATAGCTATTTTTTCGTTTGTTGTCATAACTTTTTCGTTTATTGTATTTATTTCATTCGTTTCATTAATAGTTTTGGTTTCAACTTTCTTTGTAAAAGAAGGCTTTATTTGCGGCCTTCTATTATCTATATGTTTCATTATAAATCTTCCCATAACAAAAAAATATTTTAGTTTATATTATATAATATAAATATCTCATTATTTGAAAAACATTGATTTATCCTCTATTTTTGATAAATTTGATATCGAAAGCTCTCCGTTTGCAATAACTATTAATTTATCCTTATATTTGTCCCAATCAATAATAAATTCATTGTTTGGCTTTTTATTATCTTTATTTTCGTCAGCTATCAACTTGTTTAACGCATTAATTGAGAATAAGCATTTGTTTTTAACGTGCATTACTTTTGAATATGGCAAGTTCTTTATAAACTTATCCTTGTCATAAGTCTTCAATGTAACCAAATATTCATATGAGTTGGTATCTATTGAATAAATAAAAACATTGTCCAAGTGAACCTTG